GGATTATCATTAAGAAAACATGACGGCAATCCGGGGATGTTAGACGTATATGCAGTACAAACCTTCAGTGGACGGTTGGAATTTAAATAAATTATCACTATAATAAGTAAAATAATTAGTTAATCATAAATAAACAATAAGTTATGTCGTATTATACCGCAAGAGTACAATGGGTTGATGTCGTTGACACCCCAAAAGGACAAAAAGAGAAAAAAGTAAGTGAAACTTATCTGATCGATGCAATGTCAGTTACAGAAGCAGAGGCAAAGGTAGTGAAAGACTTCGAAGGTTACAGCTTCGATTTTGAAGTGAAAGGAGTGAATCAAAGTAAAATCGTTAAAATTATAGACTAATGACGGGATATAGAGAAGGGGATACGGTAATTGTATTCAATAACGACCGATACCAGGTCGCAATGATAGTTGGGAAACAAATTGTTAATAAAAAGACAGTGTATGATGTTTTCCTAGAAACAAGATCAGTTATTGTAGCTGTGCCGAGGGGAGCTGTATCTAAACAAGTCTATATAGACGATAACTTGACCAGTCGATTAGTTGCAACAGGCGAGATTAAATCAACCTTACCAGAATATAGTTTTATGGTTGAAGAATTTTTAATTCCTGCATATAATGAGAAATCATCAGGACCACGAAGCTTCTAATATGGCAAATGTAAAATTATCATCTCTAGAAAAACTGCAGCGCAGGGTACTTAAAAGGTATCCTGGCGCTAATGCAGTAAATGAAAATGGTTGGTATATATGTTGGAATGATATTAATTTAAATGATGTCTTTTTAATTGATAATGCAATTACAGAAGAAGCTGCTTGGCAACAAGCTGTTACGATTGCTAAACATGAGCAACATATTAACCGTACACATCCGCTAAAAACGATGTGGAGTCAATTAGCAAAAAATCAAAATAAAGAACGAATCGCAACAAGGATACATTATGCTAGATAAAATACGAGGCAGAGTATTATCTATTCTGTCAGGACAATTAGGTGAAGATATTATCAAGGCAGATTCATTGCCCCCATCAGACTCAGAGTATTTAAAAAATTCTCCGAGAGCAGTTGGGTTTGAATCTACTCAAGAACAAATGAATTTATTTTTAAATTTATTGTTTGGATATAATCCTGATACGGACAACATTACTGATGTCGGCGCCGGCCGAGCTGATCTTTATGGGTTTATTAAAGACTTTTATGGAGTAGAACCTAGCTACTACGGGTTTGAACAAAACCCAATGCTAGTAGATGCAGCTGCAGAAAAATGGGGTGTTAGTTTAGATAATCGCAATTTTAATGAGATGGCTGAATTACCTCAAAAGAATTGGGTTGTTGCTAATGCATTCTTTTTTCAGAGAAGGCACGAAAAGGAAGACGAAGATCTTAATTATTTATTAGATGCGGTTGATAAGATGTATAAGTCTGCATCGACAGCTGTTTCTTTCAATTTATTGTCGCCTATTAACAACGAAATACATGATGGACATTTTTATGTACATCCAGGACTTATCCTAGATATGATGATTGAGAAGTATCAATTAGTATCTATTAAACACAATTATTCAAATTCAATATACACAGTAACAATTTATAAATTTTAAAATATGACCGGAAGTATTAACCAATCATTTGCAATCTCAAAAGATGCAATCGAACGCTATGGAAAAACATGGGCAAACACAGATTTCATGTTAAATAACATTTATGAGTCGCAGTTTAAAGACGACCCGATGAATACAAATGTTGGAACACTATTCGTTGGAAATGTAAAAATTTCAATGAAGTTTAAAAACGTAATATCTGAAGCTTCAAAGTTATTAAATACGTTGGAATCAATATATACGTATAGAAAAGATAAGAGTCGAAAATATGAAATTTCGATTATGAATAAAGACTTTATGTTATCGAACATGGAAATACGAAAAGTTTTTGAAACGTTAGAGACAGCAGCTGAAGTGATTCAGAAAAAATACCAATTGGGATTATATTTATAATAAAGGATATATGCTTACAGACGAACATGTATTAGACATACAAAATATGATAGATATGAGTAATTCTAATGAAGAATTATTACAATTATTGAAATCATATTTTTTAAGTTCTAAATATAAAAGCGATGGCTCAGAGCCTTTATATGTAGCCTGGAAAACATACCTTAATATAATTCAAAATAATTATATACAATGAATATATTCGAAAATATACACATTCCGAATTCAGAACTTGAGTATATAATTGGATTATCTCAAAGCGAACGGGTTCAATACCTATTTGAATTATATGATACAGAACAAGCACGTAAACAAACTCCAAATTTAAATCTTAAAGATTTTTTCAATGACTTAGATGAAGATGAAATTATCCCAGATGATTTACCTAGTAGTGAAGAATTTGAGGTTAATGGTCTTCATCAAGTCGACGTAATGATTGACGATCAAAACATATTAATTGAATCACATAGTTTGAAAGCTGTTAGAATCATTAGGAATCGTTTTATCGAAAATGGCTTTATCATAATGAGGGATAAGGATACAGAAAAAATGTTCAAGAAAGATAAAATTACGAAATATCTTCGAGTGTTTCGTATCATACAACAAATTGATCCGCTTTGTTGGAATTAATATATTTATAATAGAGACACGGAAGGTCTTTTATTAATAATGGTTAGCTAATGCAACCACATAAACACAGGAGGTTTAAATATGACACTAATTAATGAACGAATGCTAAATGATTTAGACTTAGTATTCAAAAATTTCTTCGATCAACGACCTTACACTTCAGTTCGTGAAAGTAAAATAGGTTATCCGGTAGATATTATTCGAGAAAAAAATCATGTTAGATTTGAAATAGCTGCTATCGGCTTAGATAAATCTGATATTGATATTACGTTGGAGGGTGAAACTCTACGAGTATCTTACAAGCCAGAAAAGGAATTAGAATCTGATAAGATTTTTATTCATCGCGGTATTGCTCGTAGATCATTCGACCTTGCGTGGAAGTTATCTAATGACTTAGATATGAATAAAGCCACAGCAACCATGGATAGAGGACTTCTAACAATAGAAGTACCATTTGCTGAGGAAAGATTACCCAAACAATTAAAAATTAAGTAAACGCAGTAAAAGACCTTCCTATGCTCCGATATCCTATAATCGAGTTTCAAAATAAGTTATATCAAGTAAAAAGAAAAATCCGAGAATCACAACAACCGATTTTAGATTCATGGAAAGAAGCTACGAAATCTGATACAGTACTTAGAAAAGAAGGATACTTTTGGTTTGTAGAAGAAATAGAAGAAGCAGAAATTATAGAATTCACATTATGGAAAGATTCTTGATTGGATCTTTCCATTTTTTATCTTATATTATTAAAAAGTTATAGTTATGGCAAACGCAGAAAACAAAACCGAATTTAAAAGTGTATTCGATGATTCATTCTTTCACGCAGCACGATATGAGGATGAAAGTTATGAAGATTACAAAAAACGACAAAAAGCTAATAAGCAGTTTGAAAAAATGTATTTTCGATTTGGTAGAGAACGTTTCATTCAATTTATGAACTTCATGGAGCAAATGGGCAAACAAGAAATACCACAACAAGATGCAGAATAAGTTCATACGTATTAATACAGATCTGGGAGGTATTTGTTATATTAATATATCTCATATTGTAAATATACGAGAAGCTGGACTTAATGATACTATGATTAATACAGTAACTGGTACAATTCGATCTAAAGAGTCTGTTATTGAATTGATTGAACGTATTTATAAAATTCAATGGAATGGCGAAACAAAAAATACCAACAGCGATACAAACCAAATTTAATCGTAAACTTTACAAAGTTGGAGATTATGTTTATTTTGATTGGTTAAGTGAAAAACAATATGGCTATATTACGAAGGTTTACCAGTCTGGTAGTACAAATATGTACATGGTTCAAGGAAATAAGTATTTCTATCCGTGCGGGGTTCAAATTAAAACATATAAATACGGATCCGCAGGATACATTATCCACGAACAGACAGAAGAATTCGGGCAAGATGAACTCAAACGAAGATTTGAGTCTAAAACAGTATCTAGAGACAGCACAGGGCCAATTAGAACTCAGTCAAGCAAAGCTCCGGTTAGGGGAAACGTTGCTTCAACAACTAACGATGAAGTATTACGACCAAAAAAACCCGCCGCAAATGGCACAAAAAATGTTGTTAAGTCTAGCAATACAACAAACAGTAAGGCAACTACAAACAGAGGAAGAAAAAGTTATTCCAAACTAGACGAAGCAATACAAAAACAAAAAGACTTCTTAAGAAAGTTTACATAATAATTGGATTATATTTCTTTTTTTCTTATATTATAAAAAAGAAAGAAATATGGTTAGATATGGTTATTGTTGTATAAATTCAGAATTAGGACAACAAAAGATTCGTACGGGTCGTACGATGATACACAGAAAATTTGTACAAGGTGGATTACAACTTGCCTCTGATATATCTCTAGAAAATGCATTGGATTTACTTCCTATTCTTAAATGGAATGAAGAGAGAGGTATTCGTTTATTCCGAATCGGTTCTGAAATATTTCCTAGATGGAATCATTACAAGCTCGAAGATTTACCTGATATTAATCTTATTGCAGATGTACTGCATGAAGCAGGCGACTATGCTCGAGAACATGGTCACAGGCTAACAACACATCCGGGTATGTTTAACATATTAGGATCACCAGATCCCGTTGTTGTAGACAATACAATTGTTAGTTTAGAAAGACATTCAGAAATGTTTGACTATTTAGGATATGATACTCCAACATTTGATAATCTGATAAATATACATATAGGTGCTACGTACGGCGATAAGACAACTACAATTGATAGATGGATACGAAACTATGATCGCCTGTCAGACCGTCTCAAATCACGCTTAGTTATTGAAAATGACGATAAGGCTTCAATGTATTCAGTACGCGATTTATATGAAATGGTGCATAAGCGTATTGATATTCCGATAACATTTGATTATTGGCATCATAAATTCAATACCGGCGATTTGTCTGAAAAGGAAGCTTTTTTTATGGCGCGTGAAACGTGGGATAAACATGGCGTTGTTCAATGTACCCATTATTCCGAATCTCGTCGAAAAGAATTTCAAAAAAAATTAGAAGTTTTATGTGAGCAACACAATGTACCGTTTGATGATTTAGCAGAATGGCCGACTTTTGCTGCAATGTATAAAGACTTTAGCAAGATTAAAGAACAAGCACATAGTGATTTGATTCTCGAATTACCAGACACATATGGTGTTGAAGTTGATGTCGAGATTGAAGCAAAAGGTAAAGAACAGGCATTAATTGGGGCAGGCTTAATAAAGACACAGATTTTACAAGATTAATATTTATAATAAAGGAAAGTTATGGCACATTATCGTTACAAAGCAAAAATTTCTGATGACATAGTAGATGCAATGGAAATTATTAAGAGTTCAGGAAAATCAATTGCTGCAGGGCATGCAGACAAAAATGCATTATTAACAAATCTTACTGCTGCATATAAAAAATTAGAATCAGCAAAGTATTATTTAGAAAGAGAATAATGAAAAAAATATTTCCATATATCGTATATGCTGCGGCTTTTGCATTAGCACTAAGTGCAGCGTATTATAGTGTATTTGGATTAAGCAAATTATTTTCAGCTCAAGCTACGGCCGTTGTGATAATGGCTGGTACATTAGAATTATCTAAACTTATTACTGCTTCATATCTACATAGGTATTGGGAACGTATAGGATTTTTATTAAAAACATATCTTGTTACCGCGGTAATGATATTGATGTTAATTACATCTATCGGTATATATGGGTTCTTAGTATCAGCATACCAAACAACCGCAGACCAATTAACAGTTTTAGATAAACAAGTAGATGTAATTGAATTGAAGCGAGAAAGATTTCAAACACAACTAGATGAATATTCTATAGAAAAGAAACAATTTAGTGAATCAATCTCAGAACTGTCTAAAGGATTATCGAATAATATAATTCAATATCGAGATAAAGAGACCGGACAGATTATCACTACAACATCTTCGTCGACTCGTCAAGTGTTAGAGCGTCAGTTAAATGATTCTAAAGAACAAAGAAATGTAGTAAATTTAAAAATAGAATCTTTAACTGATTCAATTACTAGTTTAGATTTACAAGTATTAGATTTAGAATCGAATAATGATGTTGCTGCAGAATTAGGGCCACTGCGTTATGTTGCTGAAATAACAGATAAGCCAATGAATCAAGTTGTAAATTGGTTTATTCTTATTTTCATTTTTGTGTTTGACCCATTAGCAGTAACCTTACTAATTGCAGCTCAAATTGCAAATAAAAAAACAGATATGACCGAACAAGATGTACAAATAATTATAGATTCTAATAATAATCCAGCTGATCCGAATGACGAATTGAAGCGAGCAGCAGAAAAGTATAAGCAAAGTGAATATCGTAAAGAAATGATTATAGCTGACCAAGAAGATGGATTAGATGATATATTAGCTGAAGAAGAATTCAATGATATTGATATTGCGAGGTTAGCAAATCAAGAAGATATTTATCAAGAAAATCTCAAATCAAAAAAACCTAAAATTATATCATAAAGTTATGGCAAAAAAGAAGTTACGATCAGATGGTTATGTAACCATGAAATGTAAATTATGTTCTAGTAAAGTAGAACGTGTTGATTCATCATCAAAAGCAGTAATATGTTGGGAATGTACAAGTCTGTATGCATCTGGCAAAACATTACAAGAAATTGAACGGATGGATGAAAAAGAAAGAAGCTCTATCTTTGTTAAATAAGTTTTTTTCATTATAATATAAATAAAAATAGTTACAAATGAATTTATCTGCAGAAGAAATCAAACAAAACTGGGAAACATATCGTTTAAAAGTAAATGAGTTGTTTCCGACTCGTAAAGACACACTCAATAAAATGTATGATGATTATGAAAATCGAATGGCTATGATGCCAGCATCTTCAGTTGCTCATTATCATAATGCATTTGCAGGAGGTTATGTTGCACACGTTTTAAATGTAATGCGATGTGCCGAACTACAATATAATATGTGGAAAGATGCTGGAGCCGATATGTCTGGTTATACGTTTGAAGAATTAATGTTCGCAGCGATGCATCATGATTTAGGTAAAGCAGGATTTCCAGGTGATGGTAATGAGGTATATCAGGTAGAAACATCAGATTGGCATCGAAAGAATATGGGAAGGATGTATAAACATAATGAAAATATTCCTTTCACTATGGTACCAGACTTATCAGTATTTTTACTTCATCAATATGATGTTGATATGTCATGGAATGAATATCAAGCTATCAAAATTCACGATGGTATGTATGATGACAGCAATAAGCCATACTTCATCGCGCGAACAGCAAAAGCAAAATTAAAAACAAATTTACCTTTAATTCTTCATCACGCAGATCATATGGCAGCTCAAATTGAATATGAAACATGGAGAAATTTACAGAACGAAACACCTAAACAGTCAGCACCTAAAGCTAAAACAACCAAAACGACGGCTGTAAAGAATTTAGCTGAAAATAATCCTGATTCAGGAAAAGGAATTGCTGACATTTTTGGTACATTTGGAGAATAATTATGGAAGTTACATTATTAATAGTTAGTATCGTATTAGCATGTACTGCAGGATATTTAGGATATAGAGCTTATACAATTGCAGGCGTTTTAGCAGATCAACAAGAATATATAGAAGAACTTGAATTCGTATATGGATTGTTGCTAGAAAAAATACAAACATCTTATGAAGAAATGCAACGAATTGATTCTAAAGGTGCTTTTGAATCTGACGACGAAACGGGTACAACATTTCAATTATTAAAACAAGTTATAGACGATTTAAACGAAGAAGCATATGGGACGCAAAAAGAAAAAGAGTAACCGATATTGGACTCAAATAACAGAGAATGCGGTTTCTGCATACAACCAAACAGATCAAGAACCTATTCTTAGAGAACGAATATATAGGAGATTTTTATTTCCTGCATTATTGAAATTATCAGAAAATCTTATCAATAAGATGAAACCTGATTATATTGATTCGTCGTTCCAAGATCTTCAAACGGATTTAGTAACATATCTTACAGAACGTTTAAGTAAGTTTAATCCCAATGCTGGAAAAGCGTATTCATATTATACTAGAACTGCATTTAACTATCTTATTGCAGAGAACCAAAAAGGTTATTCAAAAGTTAAAAGTGATAGACAACCTCTCAATGTAGATGAAGAACGCAATGTATTAATTGAAATGCATAATGATGAAATGAGTGAAACTATACATTATTTCATGGATGCGTATGTAACTCATTGTTATGACAATTTAAATTCTATTTTTTCAAATTCAGCTGACATCCATGTTGCTGATTCGATTTTACATTTATTTGAAAACCGTGAAAATATAGAACAATTTAATAAAAAAGCTCTTTATATTTTTATACGAGAAAGAACTGGATTGGCTACTAATAATATTACACGTGTAGTTAAAGTATTAAAAGAGATATATCAAGACAAATTTGCTGAATATGAATCTAATAATTTCATGATTCTGCCGTTCTAATATTTATTAATAAAGGACGGTTTATGGAAAATACTGATGAGTTATTTAAAGGTATAACATTTTCAGACTTAATGTCAGATGTATATCACAATTCAAAAAAGAAAGACCGCCAAATTAATCAGCTTATATCGCAGTTACAACCACTAATTAAAACAACATCTGATGCTACAATTGTAGTTCCGCTAATCAAAGAATATTTAGATATTGCAGTTAAAAATGATGATCATCTCGTCAAATTAACTGCAATAGTACAAAGATTTATATCAACTAAACAAACGATTACGGGAGAAGGTTCATTACTTTCTGACGCTGAGAAAAAACAACTTCTTCTAGTAGCAAATGAAACATTTGAAAACGAATTAACAGACGAAGTTGAACGTTTAGAAAGTGAAGATAAAGTTCTTAAACAAAAAATTGCTGAAGTTAAAGAAAAGGTAAGTCAGAATCATGATGAAGACTAATGTTGAATTTTTCATAGGCGAAGTTGTTGAAGTATATGATGAAACATATCTAGATTCTAATTCCGATAGTTTATACATTATATTAGTAAAAACTTATAATGATTATAATTCTCAGCGTATTTATTGTCGCCCGGCTAATATTAATATCAAACAAATACCACTTGTAGGAGAGCATGTTTTTATATACCGTAGTATAGGCGTAGAATCAAACGACGAAGATGTTCAAATACGTTGGTACTA